CCACCTGTTAATACGTTGCCACCCGTGATGTTGGCAGCACTGGTAATTGTTGATGTGGCTGATATTAATCCGCCTGTTAATACATTTCCACCGGTTACGTTGGCAGTGGCACTTACTGAACCACCAGTCAACAAGTTGCCACCTGTGATGTTAGAAGTAGCAGATATCAAACCACCAGTCAAGACGTTACCACCAGTTACATTACCACTTGCTGTGACAACAGAGCCGATCAAAGTTGAACCGGTAACAGTACCGGTTGCTGAAATCAAGCCACCTGTCAATAGGTTACCACCTGTAGTGTTCCCACTTACACTTAATACGCCGGTGATATATTCGCCTGTGGTGGCAAACACTGCCACGTTTGATGTGCCATCAACACTGACTGCCACGTTGGCATTGGCTGCATAGATACTGACATTTGATGTGCCATTGTTGATGTTAGCAACGCTAGTAATGACTCCACTTAAGAAAGCACCATTACCTAAAATATAGTTACCGGTTACGTTACCGGTCGCTGATACTAGACCAGCAGTTAATAAGTTACCACCTGTTATATTGGCTGAACTTGTGATTGTGCTTGTGGCAGAGATCAATCCACCTGTGTTGATGTTACCGCCAGTTACATTGCCACTTGCTGTGACAACTGAACCAATCAGGGTTGTACCAGTTACTGTACCGCCTGCACTTACTAATCCACCTGTCAACAAGTTAGCACCGGTTACGTTACCGCCTGCACTTGCTGTGCCACCTGTTGCTAAATTACCACCAGTAACAGTACCGTTTGCACTTAATACGCCGGTGATATATTCGCCTGTGGTGGCAAATACAGCCACGTTGGCAGTTCCACCCACTGTAATAGCAATGTTACTATTGGCAGCGGCTGCAATATTTGAAGTTCCAGCCGAGATCGGAAAACCAGCACTGGCAGCCGCAACACCGGTTAACTGTGAACCATTACCAAAGTAGTACCCGGTGGTGCTTATGTTCCCGGTTGCACTGATTGTGGTACCAACTGTGAGCGCACCATTTACAGCAATGGTGTTGGCTGTGATAACGTTGGCAGTGGATAAGATTCTAGTCCATGAATTGGTTGCACTAGAATACTGGTATGATACCTGGTTTACTACGGTTACTTGTCCATTTGTGGGCGATACTGGGAATGACATATAAAAATTTCTCCTGCTATACTGTTACTTATGTCAAACTGAAAATTTTACTTTGACACATTTGTTAATTATTTTATTTTTGTTTGCTCTGCTAACCACTGCTCTCGGGTCATTTGCGGCGGTTGTACTGCGGTTTTTTGCTGTTCTAACCACTGTTCTCTGGTCATCTTTTGAACACTTTCCAAAGATGCTTGCTCTCTCAACCACTCTTCTGCGGTCATGGTACGAGTGACCGTGACCATATTTGTTGGTGTTGCAATGGGCACAGTTTTGACTTCAACTTGCGATGCTAACCATTCTTCTCGTGTCATTGGCGTTACTGACTGTTGTTGTGCTAACCACTGTTCTGCAGTCATCTTTGTTGTTGCTTCTTCTGCCAACCACTGCTCAACTGACATTGTTGGCGCCGACTGCTCTGCAGTTTGTGCATGGTTCGGAGAATATCGTGGGTATTTTTGCTTTACTGCCCGTATTCTGGCGGCCATCTCTGCTGGAAATACCCCAGCATGGTATAGCGCATCCAATTGTTCCTGGATACTAGGATATTCTCTAGCACGATTTCTTTGATATTCATTCCAGTCATAGGCCTGTTGCAAACGCTGTTGTTCTGCCTGTATTTGCTCTATGGTCACCGGAGCGACTTCAGGGTTGTGCCAAACTATTTCTTGATTGTATATGCCCACGCTGACTTCTGCGCCGGGCACCAAACTTTGGATAGCATGAAATACAGTTATCATGATGCGGCAATCTCCTGCACTATCAACCAAATATTTGTGCTGGTCAGTGTACTGCTGGCGTTAGATACCTTTTGCTGTAATTTGTAGGTCACAGGACTTGTGGTTCCTGGTGAATCCATATAACTGTAACTCACCGCCCCTGTTGCGCCAACCCCTGTTGCGCCAACTGTTTGTATCTGTAAACTGGTGCTAGGTGATCTAACTAACTGAGTGTCAGCACTAATGTCTTGTCCTACTACCGAAGTGAAACCACTTGTGCCTGTGGCTATAACAAGAATTTTACTGGTTGCACTAGATGGTGTAATTATCACGTTGGCATAACTGATATCAGCATAAGATGTACTGTTAGTTGTACTACCACCCAGACTTGAACTCATTACCGTTTGCACCACAGCGCCCAAAGGCATGTTGTATGCAGGCAGTCTGTTGTTGGTGTAGAGATTTTGTGTGTAGGTGTTGCGGAAATATGCAGTGCTATTTCCCACATCATAACTGACATTGGCAACTGGCAACAATGTACCAGAAATTGCCACATTGGCGACCACTCCGCCGGCAAAGGCAGGACTGGTAGTATCGATCCAGTAATTACTTGTGCCATCATAAAGGTATTCGTATAGAACATCATTGGCGGTATCATACCACTGATCAGTTACTTTGGGTGCTGGACTCACAGGAGGTGCGGTATTGGCTGTGTATACAATGCCCGGAGGAACTGGTGTGCCATTGGCGTAATAGTAATTGTTTGAAAGTATGTTGCCACCAGTGATGTTACCACTGGCACTCATCGCCCCGGTAATGTATGCACCTGTGTTGGCCACAACTATCACATTGCCTGTGCCGTTCACACCCATGGTAATATTGCCATTGGCGGTGGCGATGTTCACATTACTTGTGCCATTGCTGATGAATGTGGTGTCTACTCCAAACTCACCAACGTATCTGTAACCCACAATATAAATTACGTTGGCTGTTCCTGTACCAATAGCAGTTGGTATGGTTGCGCCATTAAAGTTTAGAACACCAGACTGGTAATCAAAGAACCAGGTGTCATCGCTGCCAGAACCGGCACCAAATAACTTGGTACCTGCTGTCTGAGGATTGCTTATGTTTGCGGCACCAGCATACACTTGTACCAGGTAGTTGTCGCCAAACTGTGTAGGAATCCAGTTGATTGAGTTTGTCTTCCAGGTTTGATTGTCAGGTGCTGTTAGGTCTTCGGTACATTGTACAGCAGGACTGTATCCAGCGCCGCCACCATCTTTGTATACCTGTACCAATGATGTGGTATTAGCCGGAGGCGAAGCAGGTATGCTTCCACTCTGTGTCCAAATGAGATCGCCACGATACAGCAGTGGACTGGGTATGGTTTCGTTGAAGGCTTGCTTGGATTCAGGCTCGGCTGTTTTGGTCACGCCATAGCCGACCTTTTTCCAAAGATAATCAATCTTTTGTGATTCGTTAAACGAGGCGGCCATTAAGTTGCTACTCCTATCGACAAGGCTGTAATGGACTGTCCAGAAGCCAATGCAATTCTAATTAAAATGTTAGTCCCAGTACTATTGGCAGCGTTTTGTCCTCCCAAGGTCATTGTGTATCCTACGTTGGCTATTGCTGTATTTAACGGTATCACATCCGCACCGGTTAATGCACATCCGTTTGAACCGTTGCCACCAGTACCGCTGGCAGCACCAGGAACCCCTGCTCCGGCATACTGTGTAGATGCTTCCAGCCATCCGTTAATGGTACTAGTAGGGCCTGGGAATCCCGGTGTGGGCGATGAGAATCCGCCGGAATCAATTGTGGTTCCTGGTGCTGCCACCCAAACACCTGCAACACCTGTGGTTGTGGTCAGTCTGATGTCAAAGTTTGCTAAACTTGGTCTTGCAAACGCAAAAGTAAAGTACTGTGTGGTGGTGCGATTTCCACCAATTGACAAGTTTGGTCCTACTGGCAAATATCCTGTTGACAAATCAACTGCATATCGTTGGAGTACCCCATACCGCACAACTGCTTCAGGCGTGTTAGCAATGGTTTGTGCTCCAGACCAAGCATTAGATGTATAGTAGTTTATGCTGTTGGCAAACACAGGAGTATTGCCTGCGGTACTCATCACAATACGTATGGCTGCTTGTGTGTTGGCAGTGGGTGTGCAAGTGATTGACTGTTCGTTTATGCCAGAGTTTGCACCAGCATACATCTGTATGTTAGCAGGCAATTGCACTGTGGTACTGGTTCCTATCACGTTGAATATGTTGGCCTGCAACGTAGCCACTACGTTGTTGGCACCTGTTAAGTTGGCGGTCATGTTGCCAAGTGTGTAATTTGAACCAATGCCCACATTGGCATTCAAGTTTGAACCTGTTAAAAAACTGTTGGCGGCATTGTTGATTGTGCTGAGTGCTTTGGTTTGTGTTGCAGATACCAATGCTCCTGATCCTTCTGACACTGTTCCACTGGCTAAAATAAAAGGATCAGCACTTCTAAATGTCTGTCCAGACAAGTTTGCCACTTCCAAATTGGCAATGGTAATTGTGGGCGATCCTGTGTTGTAGTAAGGAATACCCGAAATGTATCTGTAGGTTCCTGCAGTGGCTTCGACCATTGCGGTATTGGCGGTAACAATACTAGGTGCCGAATTCAAATTGTCTTTGACAAATCCCACATAGTTAGTGTTGCCTGTTACTGAGTCTACCAATTTGTAGTTGTTGTAACCAGTGCCCAAACTACTCAAAGCACAAGCAATGTTGGCATTGAATACTTTGTAGAAATAACTGGGCACCGCGGCATTGGCCACGTGCAAATCTCGATCTTGTGTTACAACCAATGCTCCTGATGTTCCAACTGTGTTACTCACATTGCTGAATGTCACATTACCGGCATTGGCATTGTTGACATAGGCAAACAAGTTGGCCGTCAACTGACTTGAACTTATTCCTGTATTGGCGTTTATAATATTGGCTGCGGTAGCAATAGTTGTTGTGGTTGCAAAGCGTGTGACACTTACACCGTTGGCCACAATGTTGCCACCTGATGCATCTCTTGCGCCGGCTGCCAACAAAGGACTGGTTCCTTCACTAGTGTTAGCAATAGCCAAGTTAGAGAAGCCACTGAGGTTTGTGGGTGCTGTGGGGTTGCTGGCAATAAAAATATATCCAGTGGTAGTCAATGTATTGCTTTGTGCTGTGCTAGTTATACCGTTAGGTGTACCATTGGCTGTGAGCGCCACAGTAAACGCACCAGTGCTGTTGTAGGTATGAAGGGTGTTGGCCACATTTGACACACCATTGCTAAATGTGCTGTCACCCCAGGACCAGTTGGCCAAATTGCTGTTTTGGCTGGTATTCTGGAATGTAAAGGTAGAACGATTGGAATTGTTATAGTCGGTATACAGATATCCAACTCGGGCATTGCCTGTGTTGGCTGTGGCATCTGTTATGACGTTGGCTGTGGTTCCAATATAGTTGGCACGAGTCTGTGGTTCAACAGTGATGGTGATGTTACCACTCTTGGCCGGGCTGGTACTGTAGCCAGTGTACAAGAACAAGTTGGCCGTGAACTGTTGATATGCATTAGCAGCCTGGTTGGCAGCACTCAGTGCAAATGTGTTGGTGACGTTGGCGGCACTTGGGTTACCTGCAATACCTGTTCCCACGTTAACGTTACCAACATTACCATCACCATAATTGAAGTTGTACAATTGTTGTGCGCCAAAACTGGCTGTGTTTCCAGGAGTACCATTTGAATCATTACGGAAACTTATGCCACCAAGTCCATTGATCACGTTGGCTCGATTGGCAGTGACAAACACATTGCCTGTTTGTGGCGAGTAAACTTTGACGTTGCTGGCTGATGATACAACAGTGACGTTGCTGGGTCCGGCTGTGTTACTAGTACCACTCAGGATCACGCTGTACAAACTGTCTGCGTTGGCTGAAACAGAATTGTACTGATGAGTCACATTGGTAAACGATGTATTGCCTAACCCAGGTCCGGCAGTAAAGTTAGCAGTACCGTCGCCAAAACTCAAATCATACCAAGTCACATACTGACTGGTGTTGGTTATGGTTATAGTGTTGCCAGTATTGAAACTGTTGCTACTCAGAGTAAATGATGGTATTGGACTTGGAGTGTACAACACAATGTTCGAAATGTTGGCGGTACTGGTAGAACCTTTGGCACCATTGGCTGCATTGCCGTTATAGGTTCCATTGGTATTGAAGGCAGTGAAGGTTACTGTGTAAGTTCCGCCCGAAGCATTACTAAATGTGTGAGTGGCATTGGCTGTGGTAACATTGGCTGTACCATCACCAAATTGCCACAAGAAACTGTTAGGATTACCAATATAATAACTGGTGAATGCCACCGTTAATGGACTGGGTCCAGAATAAACATTGGCAGTGATGTAAGCATTGCCCACGTATGTGCTGTTGGCAATGTTTAATGACACTTGATTTAGATCATCTAAGCCATCTGTAACAAAAGTTGCTGTGGTCCACCCAGGATATGCAACGTTGACTGTTAGGCTACCATCTGTGGGGGTTCCCAAAGTGATTGTGTTACCTTGACCGCCGGATGCAATAACTCCAGTGAGTTGACTACCGTTACCAATAAAGAAATTACCAGAAATGTTACCAGTTGCCGAGACTACACCAGCAGTTAGCACATTACCAAGTGTAGCATTGCCGGTTGCGCTGAGTAACCCTGACGTGAGTACGTTTCCGCCAGTGACATTACCAGTGGCACTTACCAGGCCGCTTGTGTTGACATTTCCACTGTTGATGTTGCCTATTAAACTTAAACTTGTACCTGTTGCGGCACCAATGTTGGGTGTGGTTAGATTAGCGCCTGCTTTGACAATGATGTTACCAGTGACATCAAATGCAGTGGTGTTGTTGTCTACCTTGGCATTAAACTGTGTACCTATTAGGCTTAGACCAGCATCCACATTGGCCGTGTAGGCTGTTGTTTGACTAAACAAGGCAAAAGTAATATTGCTTGTGCCAAACGTAATAGTACCTGTAGGTGCGTTAACTACAAATGCTGAACCAGCATTAACGTTACCGTTTGTGGTAAAGAAGTAATCGTTTAGACTCAGTTGATTAGCACTATCTGGGCCATATTCGTCTGCATCAGTTGAACGAACTATAACAGTGGCATTGCTCCAAGTATACACACCATTGTATACCGCATTACCTTCGTTCTTGACAAGAATACGTGTGCCTGCTGTTTGCACATTGGCTGTGTCAATTAGATTAAATGAACCAGTAGTACTCAAATATGCGCCAACACCATTGCTAACACCATTGGGTTGTGTGTAACTGATTGTACCACTTGTGGCCACTGCTAGTGTGGTTGTGGTGGCTGCATACACCGGTGAATGGAATGACAATGCTGACGACACCATGTTGTCAACATACAATTTTGTTGCGGCGTCAGTATCTTGTGCTGGATATGCTACACTATTAATAAACGTGTTGGCCAACACAATGTTGCCAGCAGGTTGTAAATTCAAATTACCTGAGGCTGTGGTGATTGTTAGTTCGCCGCTTGTGGGACGAATATTACTGGTGTTTACGTTTCCAGCAATTACATTACCTGTGACGCTTGCAAATCCCGTAGCAAAAACATTGTTGCCTGAAATATTACCAGCGGCGCTAATTAAGCCACCTGTTAGTAGATTGCCGCCAGTTGTATTTCCTGTTACTGTTAAGTTGGCCAGTGTTCCAACTTGGGTTAGACTTGAATATAAAACATTTGAACTCAGTGTGTTACCAGTTAATGCATTGGCGTTTACACTAGATGCTGTAACACCTGTTAACTGACTGCCATTACCAATAAAGTAGTTGCCAGAAATGTTACCGGTTGCCGAAACAACTCCACCAGTTAAGACATTACCACCTGTGATATTGCCACTTAAAGATGCTACAGATCCTAACAAACTGGAACCAGTGACTGTACCAGTTGAACTAATCAATCCACTAGTTAAGATGTTACTGCCTGTGATATTACCACTTGCACTTAACAACCCTGTGATGTATTCCCCTGTGGTAGCAAACACTGCTACATTTGATGTTCCACCAACACCAACTGTGACATTGCCGCCCGAACTTACTACTGTAACATTACTTGTGCCATTGTTGATATTAGCCACACTTGTAATAACACCAGTTAGTAATGCACCATTACCAAGAATATAATTACCAGTTACATTGCCGGTTGCTGAGATTACACCACCTGTTAGTACATTGCCGCCGGTGGCATTACCGGTTACGCTCAAGTTGGCTAAATTACCAACCTGAGTCAGGCTTGAGTACAAGACATTTGAACTTAGTGTGTTACCAGTTAATGCATTAGCATTTACATCTGACGCAGAGACTCCAGTTAATAATGAGCCGTTACCAACAAAATAGTTGCCGGATATGTTAGCCGTTGTTATTACAGGTCCGGTTAGGCTGACCAAGTTACCAGTATAAGTTGGCAAGTAATTGGCCACATCAGCATTGCTGTAGCCTGCTGGCAGTCCGGTAATGAATGCACCATTACCCAACAAATAACTACCGGTAACGTTACCTGTTGCACTTACCTCGCCAATGATATAGGCGCCAGTATTGGCAAAAGATGCAATGTTGCTTACGCCTGCTGAACTTATTGTAACGTTGCCGTTAGCGGCCACAACAACATTGCTGTTTCCGTTTAAGATCGAAGTACCAGCACTGACTGTAATACCAGTTAATTGCGAGCCGTTACCAATAAAATAACTGCCTAAGACATTACCGGCTGTGAGTAGATTTCCACCTGTGATATTACCCGTAGCACTGAGAGACGCGGCGCCAAATGTTCCCGAAATAGAAACATTGCCTGCAGATAGATTGCCAGTTACTGATATCGAAGAACCAATAAGATTATTGCCATAGACATTGCCTACAGCAGAAATAATACTGTCAACGTTGATATTGGCCGCATGTATATTGCCAGTATCCACGTTACCGCCAGTAATATTACCAGTGGCCGTAATAAATCCGGTAGTAACAAAATTGCCGCCTTGTACCTTTCCAGTAGCACTGACAATGTTAGATGTTATTGTACCACCAGGTGCATTGACATTACCACCTTGTATATTGCCTGTTGCTGATACTTGACCACTGGTTGTGATATTACCCCCAACTATATTGGCAATGGCTGTGACAGTTGTGGCCGTGACAGTTGTTCCAATTAAATTGTTACCTGTTATATTACCGGCTGCAGAAATAGTTGATGCAACTGTGACTGTGTTTGCATTGACTCTGCCAGTATCAACATTGCCACCTGTAATGTTACCTGTGGCTGATATTTGACCTGCGGTGCGTAAATTACCACCGGTGATGTTAGAAGTGGTTGTTACTGGGCCTGTCAGACTGACTAGGTTACCGGTGTATGTGGGCAAGAAAGCCGCCACGTTGGCATTGCTGTAATTACCGGCTGGCAAGTTTGTAAGTTGACTACCATCACCAATAAAGTATGCACTGGTAGTGATGTTGGCCACTGCTGATATCAATCCACTTGCAGTGATGTTGGCCGCATTGACTCTACCTGTGTCAAGGTTGGCCGCAGTGATATTACCTGAGGCCAGTATTGTGCCCGATGTTCTTAAATTACCACCTGTTACGTTGGCAGTGGTTGTTACTGGTCCTGTCAGGCTGACTAGATTACCAGTGTATGTGGGCAAGAAAGCCGCCACGTTGGCGTTGCCATAATTGGCATTTATACCTGTGAGTAAACTACCATCACCAATAAAGTAACTACTGGTGGCAATATTGCCCACAGCACTTATGGTAGTACCTGTGGTGATGTAACCTGCGTTTAATCTACCGGTGTTAATGTTACCGCCAGTGATATTACCAGTGGCTGATATCTGTCCTGCTGTTCTTAAATTTCCACCGGTTACATTGGCTGTGGTTGTGACCGGACCGGTTAGGCTAACTAGGTTACCAGTATATGTAGGCAAAAAGTCTGCTACATTGCTGTTACCATAACCAATGTTGATACCAGTTAGTAATGCACCATTACCTAAAATATAATTGCCAGCGATATTGCCGGTGGCACTAACTGTGCCGGCAACATATGCTCCGGTGTTGGCAAATGTTACAACATTGCTGGTACCGTTAACAGTGACAAAGATGTTTGATCCAGCGGCAGGTATATTAATATTGCTGTTACCATTTGTAACTTGACTACCAGTTGTGGCCACAATGCCAGTGAGTTGACTGCCGTTACCAATAAAATACCCAGCAGTAATATTGCCTGTGGTTGTTATACCTCCAGTGGTATTAATACCACCGGTGCCCAAATAGATGGAGTTAAAACGCAAACTAGGAGTACCAATGTCGTAAACATTGTCAAGCCTAGGAAATAAAGTATTGTTGAATTGTACACGTCCAATTCCTGATGGACTTAAGATTAAATTGCTGTTGAGAACTGTGGTGGTAATAGTATTATTACCAATTTGAATGTTGCTGAGCACTGGCCCTGCGGCAAAAATCTGATTGAAGTTTTCATTGGTATAGTCAAATGCTGTACGTAACGGACTGCCCTGCCCATCATCTGGGTAAGCACCAATGTCAATGATATACTGTGTCATAAATTAGAGTCTCTGATTGTATTTACCGCAATCAAATATACTCCGAGATTGAGCAGGTGCTAGAGATCTTGACCCGTTGACACACGATCTTGAAACATCTGCATGGGTATGTGTAGGAGATTGTTAAAGACTTTTAGTTCTCGGATGTCTGCTGTGGTTGCTCCACACACTCGTACGAATGTTATATGAGGGAAATCCCGTACAATAGTACACAATTGTTTTACCCAATTGCCGGTGTATGTGGGCGCGGCATCTTGTTTTTTGTAAAAATCTGTGCCAGCATACACATTATTGAACTTTTGATTCACAGTAGGCCCCATGTCAAAGCCCAACATATACACAGTTTGATGCTGGTCCAAGGCTGCAAGAGCAACAGCAATAGGCCCTGAACTGTTGCTGTGATACTTTTTGGGCACAGGTAAGGCACCTAATTTGTGTATGGGTTTGCGGGTATGAAATCTATGTGTGGCACTGTACCCAGACTTTTGTATACTTTCAGCAATGGGTTTGTCTGTGGCCACGAGACAGTCGGGCTCAAAATCTCTGTAGAGTCCGTTACAGCCGTATATCTTGCCTAATGTTTTTAATTGAATTAAATCTACTGCTTGCCGGCTAATGCCATTGCCACACACAAATGCTCTAGTCATAAAAAATCCCCCTTGTAGTTAGCAAGGGGGATGTTAGGGTGTTACAAATTAACTTGTAACGTTGACCACTTGAGCCAACTGTAATGAACCGTTGTTTGCGTCTACACCGTTGATGATCTCTGCACCGGACCATGTGACTGTGCCTTCGTCTGTGAAGAAGTTGGTTACATAGAAGTTTTCACTTGAGTAAATGTTTTCGCCATCATTGCTGTTGCTGTAGTTGCCATAAGTCATGCCGTTCCAGTCACGGATCCACTTGTTAGTGATGTAACTGGCATACACAGCGGCCGAGTCGCCTACTTAATATTCAATACTCATGTTACCGGCTGTTGGTGAGCCTGTGTTTGACAACACACATTGACCAACTGGGTACGCAGTACCTGTTCCTGATCCAACTGCTACAGCCGTAAATATATCACCAACTGCCGAATCAGCACCACCACCGCAAGCCTGCCAGTCAGTTGTGCCAAGTACAGCAATTTGATATGCTTGACCAATAATTAAACTTTCGTCAGCAGTGGTACTGGCTGTGTAAGCAACCAAGAACTTGTGCGCACCTTTCTGGCGGATCAAACGTCCAGCGCCGGCAGTGGTGCTTGTGCCATCTGCTAAACTGATATTGACTGCTGCCAACACTTCAGGAAACGTAGCACTAGGAGTACTAGTAGCGGGTGAACCACCAACCACGCCCACAAACTGATCTGAATTGAGTGTGTCGGCTGAGTTATATGGAGTTGCCGGTGAGGTCAAACTACCAAAGTTTGGAAAACCAGCATCAGTTAAGATGGTTTGGTTGTATGTTGTTACTGGAGGTGTACCGGTTACAGTAGATCCAGAACCAACGTTGTTTTTTTGAATTTTAAGTGCTCTTCCCATTTGATTTCTCCTTAAAGAAGCCCCATGCGGGTTCTAGCCGCTACGCGGTGGGTATTAATCGCCGCATAAAACGCAGAATTGCGTTGACTAGTATTTATGGACAATTGGTTTATTTTAGCCAACATGACGGTTTTCTTAAATATCACTATGAACACTGAAGACTTGATTGCCAGCGGTAACCTGGCCAGAGAAAAACACAACCCCGAACAGGCCATTGCATTTTATGCACAAGCATTTGTGCAAGATCCCAACAGTTCGGGTGCCTTTAACAACTATGGCAATGTACTGAGAGAGATGGGTCATGCACAACGTGCTATTCCATTTTTAGAAACAGCACGCCTATTAGATCCCACTAGTGTCACAGCAGAATTTAATCTAGCGGTGGCGCATCTCATGCTAGGCAACTATGAACAGGGTTGGCGACTGTACGAAAGTCGCTGGCGTTATGAGCACCTAGATGGAACCAAGCCCCGACTACCTAGTCCTGAATGGTCAGGCGAGGATCTACGCGGAAAAACTATCCTGGTCATTGGCGAACAAGGACTTGGTGATCAGATTCAGTTCTTGAGATTCTGTGGTAATCTTCAAGACATGGGTGCAAAGATTAGACTCCACGTGAGTCCGGGCATTAAACCTTTGTTGATCAATACTCCTCCAGCAATTGTGGGCATAACCTGCAACACAGAAGATGTAATCGGCGAATTTGACTACTGGGTGGCCATGATGAGCCTGCCTAGACTGTTAAACATGAAGTTAGAAAATGTTCAACACTATTTGCAGTATGTGCAACCTGAACCAGAACGTGTTAAAGTATGGGCCGAAAGACTAGGTATTCCTAAAAATCGCATGAGAATCGGTGTTGCTTGGTCAGGTCGCAAAGATTCCTGGATCAATCAACACAAGAGCATGCCAGCAGAAACCATGGCTGCTCTTGTGCGGAAGTTTCCTGAACACCAATGGGTTAGTTTGCAAGTTGATGCATTGCCTGAAGATGAAGCAGTGATCAAGGCCGCAGGTGTAGAGTGTTATCCTGGCACTATCAATGACTTTGCTGACACAGCCGCATTAATGCACCATTTGGATCTTGTGATCTCTGTAGACACGGCGGCCGCACACCTAGCAGGTGCTATGGGCCGTCCACTTTGGATTCCACTCAATGCTTATGGTCCATGCTGGCGCTGGATGCAAAATCGTGATGACTCACCTTGGTATACTACCGCTCGACTATTCCGTCAGGAAAAATATGGCGATTGGTTAGCACCAATGACCAAGATTGAAAAGTTCTTAGGCTGGTTTAAAATTTAAGTGGTGTTTGATTGCATTGGCAATTGGACCAAACCCCCAACGCTGATCTTTTACCAACTTACGATTGTGTTCAATTACTGGTTGCATTTCTAAACAGGCCTGTTGACGTTGAGAATCATTTAACTGTGAAAATTGTTTAACGCTGTCAACAATAGCGTCTATACGTTTGTCAGTATCTGTCACAAGATCGTATGTTTCGTCCAACCAAGGTGAGAATGTTTGAAAACCCAAATCACGCAAACATTGTAAGTATCCTGTACAACCAAATACCACAAACGGATGTCCTACCAACAACGGCCTAGTGATCTTTTCGCTGATAAAAAAAGTATCCGGTGCTACCACAGTTTCAGTTTCAGCAACTATGCTGATATAGGCTGAATTGTAAATATTTCTAGGAATCAATTGACTAACCCAACCGTGCTGGTAAGGTCGCATGTTTGGGATTGGTCGACATGTGTTTATTGTTGTCGATTGTGATTTTCCTGAAGTTTCATCGTCAAACGCTATGCTTTGAAATTCAGGATTATCAATTTGATATAATATTGGTGTCCTCATATTAAAATATAGGTCAGGATGTTGGAGCCGTAGTTGATTTCTACGATCCATTGATTCTTGAGATCGTTCGTAATAGTTTACTAAACACTGATCAATTAATCCTTGTTGTTTTAATCCTTTTAATAGTAGTCCTCGGTTATACATCCACCCTCCTAATAATGCTGTCGCCAGGCAAGGTTTATGTCCTAGATCCAATGCTGGTAATTCAGAATTGACTCTTACAGTACTTGTGAGATTTGAAAAATATTCAAACCATTGGGATAATTTCCAATTATCTATTTTTCCGTGCCCACTTACTGCCCACACGGCATTAGTTTTACTTGCAATTTGTTTAATATAGATCTGATCAACACAATGTATAGTAGGTTCAGGTTGTATTAAAATAGTTAGTTTTTCTGACTGTTGAAAACTTTCTGGGCACAAAGTTGGTAGCACATCAACATCAGACCTGATCGATTTAGTAAACTCAGAAAAGTTTTCAAACAGTTCTGGAATCAAATCATAAGGGTCATTAACTAATATCATTGAATACTTAGCCAACAAAAAAGGCTCCGAAGAGCCTTTTTGTTTTTCCTTCCCATCCCTGAGAAAGTTGAGTTCTCTGATTAGGAGAATGACAAGTTAGATACAGCGATCTCACCAACATAGTCACCAGCATTGCCGAATGAACTGGCAGTGTTGGTTAACTCGATGAAGCCATAACGTGTCATGAAAGACACGACTGGTTCAAAGGTTGTTGGATCCAACACAACACCACTTGACATCAAAGGAATGTATGGGCAGTAGAATGCTGGAGCGTCTGCTTCGCTAGAACCCTTGTAACCAACTAACACTGGTGTAGTGTCACTTGCATAAGAGTCAACGAACACACGCATAGCGCCGTTCAATGTACCAACAAACTTGGTGTTTGTGGGTGCTTCGAAAGTACCTTCTGTAGTACGTGCAAACGCAGAAGTAGTTGCAGATTGCAACACTGTCAAACTTGCAGAACTAACAACAGCGTAGTTACCTGCGCCACGACGTGTGCGTTGGGCGATCAAGTTAGCAACACGATTGATCAAAACAGCCAAAGCGGCATGTTCGTCACCAACGAATGTAGCAGTACCTGAAACAGTTGCTTGGTTGTATGTGTACTCAGTTGCGGCCAAACTACGGAGACTCAAAAGAATCTCTTGGTCAATTTCAGCAGTAATCTCTTGAGCCAAAGCAGCCATGATTTCGGCTTCTACGTCGATACCATGCATTGCTTGTGCGTCTTGAGCGGCTTCAAATGTCCAACGTGCTTGCAACTTGCGAGTCTTGGCTTCAACAGCCTGCTTCAAGATTTGCACGGAAATTTGACGACCACCAGAACCTTCTAAAACTGATGTATTAGCACCAGAGTAGATGTTCTGTGTTGCGTCAACAGTACCAGCAGTTACGCTAGATGCTGAAGAATATGCTTGAGCAATCAAGAATGGGCTCAATGCTTCTTGACCAGCGGCAGTGCTTGTGGCGGCTGCTGAGTTGTCAGTCATGCTGTTGGCATAACGCACACGCAAAGTGTGGATCTGACCAACTGGGCCTGTCATTGGCTGAACGCCGACCAACTCGTTAGCAATAACTGTTGGCATTACACGACGGATAACTGGCAAAATCACACGGTTCAATGTGGCAATGTTACCAGAGCCTGTTGAACCAGAACTTGCGTTTTCCTTCAAGTACTTGCGAGTGTTTTCGAGGATAACACTCATGCTGTTGCGCTTGGAACCGTTCAAACCTTCAAGCAATGCTTCTTTGGTTTCGCCCCAGCGGCTTTCTAATAGTTGTTCTGACATTTCTGTCTCCTTTTTCTTTGTTTAGAGGCCTGCCAGGCGCTTGATAGCGATAACGTTGCTGTTGTCATCAGCGTTATCTTCTACTTGGCTACGGGCAGTTTTATCACCAGTTACTTCCGACACACTTTCAACAATCACTTTACGGCTACTTGTTGATTTGCCTTCGGCCAATACGGCTGGTAGATACTTTTCAAATGCGGCATTCAGACGGGCTGTTTGTACGCTTTCGAGTAAATTACGCATTGTTTCACGCTTCTCTTCATTTAGAGGTGCGAGCAATTCTTCCAGAGTGTTTTGACGCACATTGGATTCCTTGATAATACGTATTTCACGTTCTTTGGACTCAACTAGAGTTTTTGCTCTCTGTGTGAGTTTGATGGCTTCACTCAATTGATGATCTTTGTTGGCAATCATGTTGTGCAGTTTACGAACTTCGGCTTTCTCATTGAGGTGAGTAGCACCAAATTCGGCTGCGTATGCTTCAAAGATACGACGACCAAAATTGTTCTCGCGAGCAACTTGGATGTCTTCATGTAATTGTGTGAGTTCAGCCTTTAGGTGACGGCTAACAGCCTGGCTCATCTTCTCGGCACTTTCCTTAACGAAACGTGTCTTGAGACCTTCCAGTTGGCTACGTGCTTCACGGACCAAACGAACCTTGGTTTCTACCACGTCACGTTTGTCTGTTGCAAATTCTTGAATTTCACGGGCCAATGCATGTACCACAAATGACTCTAGTTTACCTAGGCCTTCTGTGTGCATCTTACGATCTTTACGCAATTCGCTAATTTCTTCTGCCAATTTTGTGACCATGAAGTTGTTAAATTTAGTAGCATCTTCTTTGATCTTGACTTGGAACTTAACGCGGTCTTCTGCCAACGCCTGCTTTTCAGCAGCCACGGCTTGAACTTCTGCGGCAAGACCTTCTGTTACCATTTTGTCTAAGGCTTCTACCATCACTGACTTGTCATGTTCATAGCGTTGCGCAAATTCCTCGCGGAGTTCTGCACGTACTTGTTCACGAGCTTCGTTTAACTTGGATTCCCAAGCCTCAGAAATTTCTTGCTGAGCAGCTTCGCTTAAAAGTTCGCTATCTAGTAACGGTTTAATAGCATCTAGCATATTATTTCCCTTTA